GTATCTAATCCACCACCTACAGAGTCCCTACCATCTCTTATTGCGGGGGTTTTTCTGCCTAAACTTTGCAGACCAGAGAGGGCATCTTGCAGAACCTTTTGGCTCTTGAGTCTTCTTATGTTGTTTATATAGTCTGCATTAGCATCATCTGGGCCAACCATTACATCGGTAGGAGTTTTATTGTTGCCGGTAGATGCATCGGCTGAACTTACAAGGATGCCACCACCCTGAGGTCTTTTGCTAACGAAGGGGTCGTCGTCCTTATTTTTGGATAATTCCAGCGCCTTCGGTAGCAGTGGCTTTAGTGACTTGTAGTAATCATCGTCACGATTGTTCTCAAACCTAATTTGTGCATCAGCGACCTTCAACTGTGTGGCAGGGTCGGCCAAATTAATCTTGTCATTAAGTCCAACACCCAGTGCATCTGCTACAAAATTCTTGTAATTAAAAACTGAGTCAGGAGAGTTCTCCCCCTCCGGGGCATACTCACCAAGATATTGATTAAGGGTGTCAACTCCTTGCGCTGCCTGTGTGGCCATATTTACAAAGCCAGCGCGAAGTCCAGCGAGGTCACTTGAGAAGCGGCTGTAGTTTCTTGGAGACACACCCATAGTTCCAAAGAATGCATCACCGGATACGGGGCGAAGGTTCATAGGGTTGTTGTTGCGCTGACCCACAGATGGCTTCGGTATAGGCAAAGTCCTGCCGCCTTCATTCATGCCCCTCGCCCCAGCGAGTCGGTTAAAACCTTGGTCGAAACCCCCAAACAGTTGCGCCGGAAATGCCACTGGTCGCTGCACTGGTCGATAGGCTGGCTGTGATAAATTATACAACCCGCCGCCGCCGTTGTTAGAAAGTAGATTTGTAATGTTGCCAGACGATTGACCCTCTCCACCAACTAAGCTGGAGAGTTGATTGCTAATCTCACTAAGCTGTTGCGCATTGTTCAGCATACCACCCTCGCGCATGCCGCGCGGCTGCATCTGCTGCTGCTGTGGCTGGCGAGGCATCGGCTGACCCTGTGGCGGCATTCTCTTGATGTTCTGATTTGGCATAATCGGCATCTGTTGTGCGACAGCGGCTTGATTTGCCTTGGCTGATTGACGCATAGCTTGACGACGATTTATCTCAGCAACTATGAACTGGCTTGGAATTTTATCTGGGCGTCTAAGCATACCCATTAATTGCTCATCACTTATTTGACCGAGTACCTTTTGATATTGCGCTGGGTTTATCATTTCTTTCCCCTAGACGGCATAGCCGTATGGATTACCGCTTGATGGGTTTACGTTTCCAAATCCGTACTTGCTAAAGCCGCCCATCTGTCCGTATAGGCCAAGCCCTGCCAGCCCCAGTCCAGCCACAGACTGGAAAGGTGAGGGCGTTGGTTGAGTAAGGCTTGTTACCGTACCCTGTGGCGCGCCTTGCAGTAGGTCTGCCATGAAGCCAATCTGCTGATATGGATATGCCTGTTGATTTTGGAAATCAGAGTACGCAAGGTCGAGGCCAGCCTGACCCATCTGCTGATTTGCAGTGCCAACCTGTGACAGCGCACCTATCTGTCCCATGCCGAGGTTTTGCTGCGCACCTACGAGGCCAGCTATACCCTGACCAGCGCCCAACGCTTGTGCTGTATTCAGTTTGTCAGCAGACAATCCGGCAGCTTGATTAAGTTGCTGTGATTTGAGGTCCATGCCAGCGTCGGTAGCGTATGCTTTCTGCGCCTGAGAGTATGCGTTGGCAAGCTGCTTGGCTTCCATGTCTGCCATGCGGTCCTGAAGATTGGACTGTGCCTCTGCCTCTTGAACAAAGCGGCGAGAGTTGTCGCCAAAGGCACCAGCACCTATGGCTCTAGCGTCACGCCTTTGTCGTGCAATGTCGTCTGCCTCAAAGGCGCGCTGCCTTGCTCGGTCAAGCACGTTCTCTGTGTAGGGGTTCATGTATTGTTGGGCTGCTGCGGAGTCAAAAGTCTGCGCTTGAACCTGACTTGGGTCTGACTGCTGTAATCCCATGATGCCCTGCATGGCAGCGTCAAGTTGGCCAGACCCCTGACCTTGCATGTCTCTTATCTTTTGAAACGCATCAAGCTGGTCTTGCGTAAAGCCTTCAATCCTATCGCCGCCATATGTTTGATATGGCTGCTTGACTAGGTCTGATGCCTTATCAAGGTTCTCAAGCAGTGGCGTCTTGATGTAATCAGGTATGTCAGTTGTCTGGGTAGACGTACTGCTACCCGTTTTGCAAAGAAATCCCATATTCTATTTCCACAAGAACTGACTTGTGTCTCCCGTTATGACTGTGGTGCCAAGGTTTGTTCCAAAGCGTTTGTAAAGCCGTGACTTGCGTTCAGTTTCAACTGCGCCAAAATTTGCAAGAAGGAGAGGAATGCCAGCATCCATCGCCATTTTTTTTGCAGCAGAAACCATCTTGAAGATGGCCCTTGTCTTGCGCGCACTAGGCGCGACGTATGTGAATTGGTCGAACAAACCTAAGTCATCCGACCACCAGAAGCTGTCAGGCTTCAAGCCCATGACAGCCACTGGAACACCACCAATCTCAGCAAGAATTATACACCCTTGCTGGCGGCAGTGCCTGATAGTGTTGAGTACTTTTGACTTGTTCAGAGAACCCATGCCTGCTTCTGTGTGCATGTCAGTCAGAAGATTTAATATTGACTCGTCATCACGCTCGGTTGCGTTCTTCAGACTTAACTCGGTCACGATACTTCCTTAGTGCGGACATGCGTTTCTGTTCTAAAACTTTTATCCCGCGCTCGTAGTTTCCATTTCCTTCGTCAAGCACTCGCTCGTATGGCTCCACATACTCCTGAGATGAAAGCATGATAGGACCAACTAAATCGTCCTTAGGCCCACCCGGCCCTCTCACTTCACCTTGCGGATGTCTAGGCAACCCATCCTTTGCCTTTATTATTCCGGGCATTTCTGTAAAGAAATTATACTCACCTGAACCATCCTGTCCGTAGGTGGAGAGGTTAGGCATCGGCTCTGTGTTTCGCACAAAGCTGCTGCCAATTGTCGGCTCGGTAGTCTCTTCTTCTATTTTTTCGCAGGACTCTGTCTCTTCATTGTACTTGAAACCCTCAGGGCAAGGGTCTAGCGGCGTCTTTTCCCTGCTTATCTCATCGTCTTCTTGATAAGTTCCTTTTTGCTTGGCCACAGAAACTGGGTCAAACGGGTTAAACTCACTTTGACCGGTATATGTCTGAAATACGCCAGCCTCATCACCGAATAAACTCGCCGCCAAACCGGCTAGACCAAGTGGGTTGGCGCGGTGTGTATAACCAACAACCTGACCTGTCTTAGGGTTCGTCACAAAGCCAAAAGCACCCTTCTTCGTGTCACCCTGCTTCGCAGCTTCAGATGCCGCGAGTATCTTTTTCGACAGGGCCGTGTTGCGCCCTTTTAGTTCCGTTATCTGGTCCGCTGTCAGGCCAGAGAAGGGACGGGCTGCTCGTAGCGGATTTGACTGGTCCCCCTGATACAGTCGATTGCTGAACTGTTCATTGTTGTCATCATCTAAAAAGTAACGACCAGCCTTGTCTGCCGTTTTTTCGTTCTTTCCACGAACGGGGTTTTCGTATGTGTAAGAGGAGAACGGGTCGTACTCGTCCTCATATTGTATTTGTTCTGGAGAAGGCTTCTCGATTACATCACCAAATGCATCGTAGGTTACACCTCCGCTGGACATTCTCGTTTGTCTCACACACATTACGCTAATAATCCCTTGTTCCTTAACGCCTCTATGACCGTGGCCAGCACGTTGGCGACATCAGCAGTCGACGCTGTACCTGCGTTCAGCGTCTTGTCCTGCGTGAAGTTCGACACGGCAAAGCTGACATCCGGGTCACCCGTGTTTGCCGCCTGATTAATTTTCTCAATCTCGTTCTCAAGTTCGTCAATCAGGACATCACCCCAATATCGAAGGTCTTCGGTTGGCCGGGGAAGCGTAGCCATCAGCGTTCACCATCGGGTTGCATATCAACGCGCGTGTTACCCAGCCGCCAGTTGTCGCCAACCCCGTCGCTTTCAACGCGGATGGCAAGTTGTCTTCCTCGAACGCGCGGATTTATTTTGCTTGTTGACGAGTCAATGTTAAATGGACCCTTCGAAGTAAAGCTACTCAGCGCATCCTTCCTTGATTTAAAGGTGATGTGCGCTGTCCCTGAGACAGTCAGGTCAGGCAGCGCGCGGTCGATAAACATCACCTGTTCGCCGTCGCCAATGTCCATGTCAGCACTTTCAATGTATGCCACCAGCGGCTGGCCGTCTGCGTCTGTCCCGATTTCGTGCGAGTACAAGTAGTTGTCAGCCCCGGCACCGATGTTATTTGCGAAGGTCGATGCGTCGGACCAAGCCGTCCTGTCCATCGTTCCGACATCCCATATGTTCTCGCGATAATTATACTTACAATAGCGATTGTTCTCCTGTGAGCCTGACGATGGATAAAACCAGAAGACCTCCGAGTGTTCCTTGTCGAGGCCAGCCACGACCTTTTCAATCTGAACACTGTTGATGTCTTCAAAGACAAAGTTATTTACAGGCCCAATCAGTGGTCTGACCGAACCGTCAAACGCAAAGAACTGGTTTATGCCCATCCAATAAACAATACCGCCAACTTCTATGGCAGACAGAGGGCCAGACAGTCCGCAACCTGTAGCTAACTCTCTGAATCCAAAGGTGTAGGGCGGGCCTCTGAACGTCATCGAATGAAGGTTTGTGTCAGTCCAGATGAGTATCTGGCCGCGTGTTCGCCTAGCGCCGACGATGCGTGAGCCACCCGTCAATCTCTGAGAACCGGCGGTGTTTGTTGCAGCAGCCGTCCACGTTCCCGTGGTCTCCTGACTGGCGAACTTGATGGTCATCGGGTCATCTGCGCCCAAGGCGACAAGGTGTCTGTCAGGCGTAGACGCAATTACGCCTCGCGTCACGTTTGGTGTCTCGCTGTCGCCGGTCAAGGCGTCGTTGATTAGGAACGCCCTGTTTGCCACCCCGTTTGATGCGTCCCACTGGATGAGTGGCTTGCCGTTTACACTGGCCACCAAATCCTCACCAAATGTGTCAAACGACCACGTCCTAGCGTCAACCTCAATGCCAGCGGCACTGAAAGGCACGTTCCAGCCTTGAGAGTTGTCACGCGCAGTGTTCCACGTTCCAACACCCCAGCCGTAGTCGAAGACAGAGTTTGTCTGTCCGGGGTTCAGGAGATATGTATACGCCACCGTGCCGCCTACGCTTGAGGCGGTTGAGGATGCGTTTTGTGCTGCGGTAAATGTGTATGTGTTTGTGTTTACAACCGTGACGGTAAACTCTGTGTTGGCAGACCAACTTACACCATTGAAGTTAGCCGCCCCTAAGATTATACGATTGCCGTCCAGCATACCATGTGCGCTGTCCGTGACCGTAACGGTTGATGACCCGCTTGTGACGGCAAAAGCGTTTGACAGGTTGCCAGTGTCTTCGGCTGGCGTGACATCATACAGAACGCCGCCCTTATAGATATAAAGGTGCGTGTGTGTCCCAACCGCTAGTAGCGCGTTCTCATTGTTATCTCGCCACTGAATAAGGCCACGACAGCTACCGCCAAACTGCGTCTGGGTTAGCTTCTGCCAGCCCTTCAGCTTTTCTGGCTTACCGTTCCAGAAACGTATCTTGTCAGAATCAACCCAGCGGCCTTCTGAAGAATAACTAGTGTCATCCTTCACAATTCCCGGTGCGAATTTTAACGTGGCTAACGGCATCAGTTTATCGTCGGTCCAGATATACTGAACGTCCCCGTTGATGTTTGTGCCGAAACGGACTGAAGGATACTACTTCTCTGGGAGTTGCCTGTCGTTAGGTTTGTCAAAAATGAGCCATACATGATGTACCGGTCATTGGCTAAATCCATAGTGGTGCTTTTGTTGTTGGATGCGAACCAGTAGTACATGACACCACTGCGAACCTCTCTGCCTACAGCGATGTTTCGCGTGTCACGATTAAAGGCAGTGACGTTGGCTGAGTTTGTGAGGTCACCTGTGTTTGTGTAGTCGTAGTTACCGTCGCTATCCAAAGGGAACATGTTTGTTATGTCCCGACTTCCCGAACCAAGATTGTGATAGTCATTTTCATTATAGGTCCATTGCAAGTCGAAGGTGTTTCCAGAACGAGTTAGCTTTGAGTTGAACCCCCCGCCATAATCGGAGTGATATATGTCTGGCCCAGAAG